CTGCACTTATGCCATTCATCCGTTGGTGCAAAATCCTGTCCCTGCCGACATAAATTGCTGCGTGCATCGGTGCTTTCGTTCCAAGCTTCATGATCAACACATCATGCGGCCTGCGATCTTCAAACGGAACACGCTCAAACCCTACAGCCTTCGCATGTTTTAGAAATATGCTCTCCGTCCGCTCCAGTGACTCAGGCCTTGGGAAATCAGGAATGTCAATGCCTAGCAGGTGGTAGTAATCCCGCAGCAACGAAAAACAGTCTTGCTTGCCGTATTCCCACTGCCGCCCCATCAAGGGTCGATAGTCAACCATTGCTTGTCTGGCACAGAGTAAACGTACCAAGGTAGCTTGGTTTGGCTACAGGCTCTGCGATCACAATCACTAACAGGCGTGCCCTGTGGGTGTGAATGAACAACAGCCTGTATCACTCCAGTAAGCATTGCTCGTGCATAATCCACTGGATTGATCGCGAAAGTATTTTCTGGGTCGGCCGCGATGTTACGGCACGGGAAGTACTTGCCGTTGACCACTAGGCCAGCAGACTCCTTGGGATGCTGTTGATTAGCGTGTCGAACGGCCTCAGGCTTGAAGTCTTGCGCCATAGAACCCCCCAAAAGGCAACTCTGCATTTTGCCCAAACCTGGCTTGACAGCTAGAAACACGCTTGCCGCAAATGTCGTTTGTCACAACACCATTGACAACGACTTTGTCGCTTTCAGGGATAGGAATGTCGTCAACAGTAAAGCAAGAATCACCGCTGTAGCCACATTCCGTTTTTCTGTATTTCCATGGGCAAAATTCCTCAACGGTGCGACGAGGCAACGCAACGTTTGTCAGATCAAGCTTAGGGGCAAGTTCAAACTCAACAAACTGCTGGTTTTCTGACGCAATCCTGTCGATATACCAGGTCTCTACAATCTTGGCTTGAGGGTCAGCCGTGTCGTTAAAAGTCTCCATGATGAAACTATCAGAGCCTTCCGTAACCAGTACGTCTTCAACGTCTTGATCCGGGGAAAACAATGAGCCTGCACTGAAATTGGCTGTGTCAATGAACTTGGCAAACGTGCGGATGCGTCTGACCTTCGCAGCCAAAGGCTCATACAGCGCAATTATGTTGCTGATTGCATTGTTGACGTTGGCAACACGCATCGTGGGTCGTGGCAGCGTACCCTTTGCCGAAAACTCAAAACCATCAATTTCAACAGGCACAGCAGAGTAAGTGTTGCCGTTGAACTTCAAATCTTCTGTCAGTCCATTTTTGCCTGCGTGATAAAGCAGCGTGAGATCGACACTGTTAACGGCTTCTGTTAGCTCAACTTCAAACAGATCAATGATTGCACTAGGCGCCAACTTAAGCAGTTCTTCTGCTAGTGGCTCAAACGCCTCCCAAGTGCAAGTGCCGTCAACCAGCGTTTGCGTGATTTTAAAAGGAAACGCAGGCTCTAGGTTTGGAAAGCTTGAGTAGACATCTGCAGGGGCAGTGGTGCCAGCAACAATACACTTAAATGCAAGCGTATTGCCTGAAGCTGGTTTTGCGCGAACAACATCGCCAACCAGAAACGCTGTTTCGGCAGTCCACTTGTGTAGCTCGTATGGATAAGCCATTAAGTCTCAAATACCTGAGTAAACGTAGCCGAAATGTTAAACAAATTTGCTACTGGCATATCTTTAGTCCAGTCAGTACAAATCCACTTGTATGAGCTGGTTTCGTCTGGAGGGCTCCAAGTAAAAGACTCAACGCCGCCGCGTGCCTCCAAAAAGTCTTCAATAGCGTTGGTGTCAGTTGCATTACGGAACTGCCACTGCAATGTCCATTGTTTTGGATCATTGTTGATTCCAAACGTTGCCCGCTGGGAATACCCTGATCCAAACTGAACGCTACGCACGCGAGGCTTTGCTTTTTTTGCGGCTCCAAAATCAGGAGCAATATCAGGGAAAGTAGCCATCAGCTAAGAAGACCTCCAGGACGTTTTTGCTTGATCAATTCAGCCTGCACAGCTGCGCCAATCGCAGAACCAAGTGCTTTTGCATTTGGCTGGTCACCTTGCACGTTGGAGCCCGAAGCATCAACATTCACTACTACATTACCAACGCCGCCAGAAGACTCAACACCAAGCTTGCCATTGCGGCCGCGACGCAGCGGCATAATGGCTTCTGGACCGGCCTCGCCCATCAAGCCAAAGTTTCCAGCACCCCCGCTGGCATATTTAAAGAAGGTTGGCTTGGTTACGATGCCACCTCTAGCAAAAGGCATGATTTTGTTCTTGCCAACAGCCAAACCTTTAGCCGCTACAGCACCAACACTTCCAGGCAAAGTTGTTGGAGGAGTTGTTCCTTTGCCTACTACTCCTCCATTGCCGAACAAGCCAAATCCTTTGAAGGCTTGGAAGAAAGCCATTCTTGTAAATATTCTGGCAAGATCAGACAATACAGAGGCTGCAAACTCCTTGAAGTTTGCAGTGCCTGTAGTGACAAAGTCAGCCACTACATCTGCCATGCCAGAAAAGGCATTTGCAGCTGCAGCGCCAAGGTTCTCGTAAAGGTTGCCCATATCCTGTATACCGGCCTCGAAGGCTTCCTTAAATGACTCGAAGCTGTTTTTCTCTTCGTCATAGTTAGTTACTGTATTTCTTGCATCTTCGGCGGCCTCGCCCAACAGTTCCATTTTTTCTTTTATCAACCTGACCTGCTCTTCGAGTATCTTGCGCTCTTTATCGCTCAAATCTGTTCCGCTAACCTTTGCCTGCAGATCCAACAAACGCTGCTGCAATATCCTATTTTCAATATTAAATTGCTCGTTAATCGCAACAATTTGTTTTGCTATTTCAGGGCTTATGCCTTCAGACAGCAGACGCTTGTACTCCTTCTCGCTTTGGAATTTTTGCTTGATTTTCTCCGTAAGCCTGTTGATATTGTCAATGGATTTTTGCCCTAATTTATTTGTTACAGCTGATGCATCTGCCATCTGTTTGTCAAACAGCAGTGATTTTGCTTTCTCTTCTTGCGCCTTAATTT